CACCCCCGTCCAGATCAGCTCTCAACTCGTATCAACAAATTGTATTTTATTTATATATTTCAAAAAAAGAGGGAGCCAAAGTTCTCCCTTTGATTATGATGCTTTCTTAAGCTTCTCACTTACTACAAGTTGAGTTTGCCCTTCATCATCAAAACCAAGTTTTTCACAAAGTTCAATCTGTTCTTTAGTATCAGTAATACCAAGAACAGTTGATGCAATTCTAAATGCTACCGTAGCCACACCCATATTAGAAAGTCTGTTTCTTGTTAGTTTAACCATCGAATTATTTTTAGCATACTTCATCATTCGTGGCAGAAAATCGCATGACCCATCATTCAAACCAGTTATATTAGATGACCAGCTCAATGCGCCATCATCAACCAACTGAATGTATTTGGCAAGACCACAAGCAACATAACTAGAAACCGTTGAGTCATTATCCCATGCCATACCAACAATTTTTGAAGCTTTAATAAGACTGTTGGGAGATACTTTCTCTTTTATTATAGTATCTTCATACTCAGCAAATCCAGATAAATTTTTATCGGCATTCGGAACTGTTTTTAAAACATCCAAATTAGATTCCTCAAGGATGGATTTAGTTTTCAAATCCTTTGAATTAAGAAATACAATACCAGACTTATACAACTCATCTCTTGCCATCGCTTCATTGTCACCATTACGCTTTTTAAAAGCAAAAGCTTCTGTAGCACGGCAATCTGCAATTGACCTAGACTTGGGGTGCATATAAACTGAAAATAAAGGATATCGTATTCCCTTGAGTAAAGCAATTAAGCTCCTACGAAATCCAT